AGACCCATTCTCTAGTTCCAGAGAACCTTTATTCCAAGACATAACTCCTTGTTGTAACCAATGAGGGAGATGTTCATATGCAAGTTGTAGTCTACTTAACAAATCTCTTGCAGTTGCAGCCTTGTTTGCAAGTATAGCAATATTCACACTAGGGTTGAATAACGCATAGTGTAATAGATAAGAAATCATAACAGTAGATTTACCAGACTGTCTAGGTAGTTTACATATAGTAAAACGATTACTGTGAAATGTACCAACCATATCTTTTTGAAAGGGGTACATCTTAAATGGTATTAGACCTTCATCAAGTGATACAATCTTTACATAATTCTGTATGAAGTACAGAGGGTCTTCCATACATTTAGCATATTCTTGGAGTTGTTTCTTAGTCCAATTCTGTTGTACGTTTGCTCGTTTGAGATTAGGATTACCAAGATATGTAGCATCAGCCATCAGTCTTTCCTTTTAGCATTTTTTGGAGTTCAGCAGTTGAACCAACAAATAATGCGTTAGTAACATTCTTGGGTGCAGAATTAGGTACTTCTTTAAGTTTTCGCATTTTCTCTTGTAAGTCACCTAACTTCTCCGTTACCTCTGCTACTTGTTTAATAAGATTACCAGCAACCTCGTATGCTCTGGGGTGTTCTCCTTCTTTCGCAAGTTCTAAAATACCTTCAATCGCTTGAGAACCTTTTTCAACAAGACCATAAAAGTTTTCTCGTTGATATTTATAGTCGTTCTCTATATCATCTTCATTATTTTGTTGTGGTTTTGCAACAATTGTTTTAGGAACTGCTTTTTTTAACTTTGTTTCAACTGGATCAAATATTCCTAGAGCTTGGTCAATAATATTATCGGTATTACTCATTATGTTTTCTTAACGTCTGTTCCAGTTGTTACATCATAATTCTTTGCATCTTCAAAGAAAGAACTTGTTTCACTAAATCCAAAATCATCATCTGCATCTGCACTAGCAGGATTTGGTGCAACAGAATATCTCTGTTCTCTTGTAGGTTCAACAGCTGGTAGATTTGCATATTGGTCAACTTGAACTGTTTTAATAACTTTAGATGATGTAACTGGGCCATATAAGTAAAACTTAGTTGTAAATGATAAAGTGTAAATGATTGCTCTACGAGATGCAAAATCTCCAGCATAGTTGTCTTCATACCCAACACTATTTAAAATAATAGGTACATCTCTTTTGATACCCATATCTGCCATATCATTAATTGTTAATGTATAATCTGGTTGAAAGTATGGAAGTATTTGTTCTACAATCTGTAACGCATCATCAGAGTTCTTTGCCATTGCATATAAAGTAATTTCCATATTATAAGGAACAGGCATGTACTGTGTGTCTAATTTGTTTGCATCTGTGCTACTTGATTTTACTTTTTTAAATTTTTGTACACGATTTAATTTTCTTGTAGCATCATAAGTTAATGCACCTATTTCAAAACCTAATCTTGGTAAAGTAATTGCAGTTGAATTTGCAAGTGATGGGTCTGTATCTAAACGAGTTAAATATTTTTGTTTTGGCCCGTATGCAAGAGGCACTTTCATACTTTGTATAATTGATCCAGTATTATTCTTACGAACAATCTGTATATTGTTAAACATAGTACCAAACGCAACAATTACGTTTCTAACTGTTTCGTGATAAAACTGTTGTCCTAGCATGATATATTCTCCTTATTGTATTATATATACTGTCAAATTATAAGTAATTTTTTAAGATTTCCAAACTGTTTCTGGTTCTTCTGGAAAAAGAACAGTAGTTGATCCATCACCCAAATAAGCTCGTAAAGCAATTCTATAATTAGTCCAAGCTGTAGCACTATTCTTTGTTAATTGTTTTTGAACATCAACAGTAGATGCCCAATCACTTTCTTTTAATAATTTTTTTGCTTCTATAGCATTAAGAGATATTACTTCTGCATCAGAAGGTTCAACTTTATCAGGAGCAGAAAAAACATTACCATCCCAAACATAGCCTTTTCCAACAACTGCTGCACAGGCAACATGTGTATATCCACTCTCTGGAGTTATATTGTTATCGGTATCCACCATTATAATATTATCGACAATTCCACTTGATGAATGAATTACCGCTTGTTTTTCTATTGCCATGGTATAAATCTCCTTATTATTTTATAATTTATCATACTGCTAATGTTAATGTCCAAATCCATACTTTTCCAGCACCACCAGCACCACCAGCACCAGAAGCAGAATTAGAACTAACATTCATAGAACCGCCTCCACCACCGCCGCCGCCTGGATATCCACCAGCTCCACCAACTCCACCAGTAGTTCCACTTGCATAACTTCCAGTTCCGCCGCCGCCTCCATCACCACCATATGTAACATTTGCACCAGCTCCACCGGCTGCACCTGCAGAGGCAGCTCCTGGCTCGCCGCCGCCGCCGTTGCCATGTTGATATGCCCGTGCTTGGCTGAGCGTTGATGTATTGGTTCGACTATGACTTGTGGGAGCAAAATAAGATATACTAGAAGCTGAAGAACGACCAGTATGCTGGCTTTGATACGTATATATACCCCCATGATCTGTAACTGGTGCATGAGCATAGGTGTCACCACTTGGTTTCATACCATTAAAATAGACAGAACCCTTACCACCAGATCCTGGAATAGAATAAGTTTCAGTACCACCACCACCACCACCTGGCCCCCAGCCTGCCTGGCCAGAACCTGCTGTAGATGAATCATTCCCATCTCCGCCAGATCCAGGTTTTATAGCACTATAACCATCGCTGTCAAGTGTTCCTCCAAAAGTTCCTCTATCTACTGTTACGCCAGCGTATCCATAACTTGATCCACCATTAATACCGCCACGCCCACCATCTCCATGACATACGAGTCCATTTGTTCCGTCAACAACTTTACTGATTCCACCACCGACCCCTAGATTGCCATATGTATTCCCAGCGGCCTTTGCCGCTCCACCAGCACCAGCAGCTCCTACAGTAACAGTAAGAGTATTACTTAAACTAGCAGCAATGTACGTTTGTAAGTCACATCCTCCACCAGAGCCTCCACCACCTCCAGAATCATAACTGGAGCCAACACCACCACCGCCGCCTCCAGCACCACCACCTATACAATAAATATATGTTATTAATGCTCCAGCTGGTTTTGTCCATGTTCCAGATGATGTAAAAACTTGTTCATCAATATCAGTTGTTTGTTGAGTATTACGAAATCCTCGATTAAAAGAAGCGGTTTTTCTTACTCTACCAGCCATTATGTTATCTCCATTACGCTTAATGCAACATCTACGTGATTATCTCCAGCTGCTTGAATTGTTATATCATCACCAGTATTTAATACTATTTTTTGTCCTGCCAAAATCTCCAGAGTACTTCCTACACCTATTACTAAATCTTTAGCTAGAAATACGTCAGCATTATCTTTTGGATTACTATGTGTTGTGCCTGAAGTTAGTTTAATGTCTACATCTGTATCAGCTGAATGTCTATTACAAATGTTTAGTGACATTATAAGTGCCGTAGTACTGCCAGGTACTGTATAAATTGTATCTGCACTACTATGATCTACTGATGGTACTGTTATTACTTTATATGTTGTTGCCATTTCTTAAAATTCCTATTCTATTTATATTATGATATTGCCCAAATGAAAGCTTCAATGCTTTCACCTCTCATTTCTAATTCTCCTACAACATTAAGATTACCTTCAGAAGTTAATGTCATCTTTGCAGTTGCAGAAGCAGCTGCAGTTTCACTAACACCAGTTGTAAACACTAGACTAGTTGGATTAGCACTTGAATAAAAAGTTTCTTCAGCAATTGCGTGAATACCAGCAGCGACTGTTGCTGCATCTCCACCACTTGCATCACCAGCTGCAAACTCAAGTGATGCAATCACTTCAGCTGAAGTGATAGTAGTTTCGGCAGATTTTAATTGGAATACGACAGGTGTATTATCACCAGATCCATGTGATAAAGTAAGTCCTTTGTTATGATCATGTCTCAGCTGAACTTCAAAATTTGCACCAAAATATAAAATCATTGCATCAGTTTTAAACCAATGATACGGAGTTGTGTTAGTTTGTCCTGTGCTGCTGATGAAATCCATAACAGGCGATGTTATAGCTATTTGTGCTGCAGCAGTAGCAGCAATACTATTATTAGATCCATAGAACT